CAATACGATACCGTAGTAATGCGCAATAGGATGAACCAGTATTCTAAGCATGCAATTCCTAACGGACAACTCAAGTTTGTATTAGGTCCTAAGAAAGAGCAGTGGGAAGAATTAGAAGAAGTTGTTGCCATGTTCCGAGATGCTGGTGTAGACTGGCCTGTGTGGATCATGCCGATCGGAGCAACAGTTGAAGGTCAAAAGCTATGTGACGGTGACGTTGCAAGAATGGCACAAGAAAGAGGATACAGCGTATCAGCTCGAGTGCACACATATCTTTATGGAAATTTGATTGGAGTATAAAAAATGTTTAAACCGTTAGTGTTGATGGGTCATAGTATTCATACGTTACAAGGTATTGATAATGATGCAATCAACGAAGCAGTAATGAAACGCAAAGACCTTAAGCTGGATGATAATACGGCTGCAGGTAACACGTTTACAGAAGATTCATACTATCCTGTAGACGACCCAGCATGTAAGCGTTTGCTAGAAGAAGTGGATAAGATTATTGCCGTCGAGGTGAACAAGTACTTCAAGACGTTCAATACATGGGCACACATCTTAGAACCTAATGAGGCCACTATGTATCACTCCCACGAACAGCCAGGTGGTCCTCCAGGTATTTCATGGGTGTACTACTCGAAGACGCCTAAGAATTCTGGTAACATTGTATGGGTAATCGATTGCTTAAAAAGTAAAGCGCTGGTTGAGCATAAGCCAGAGGTTGGTCAGCTGGTTCTGTTTCCTGATAACGTTCCTCACTTTACCAAGAAGAATGTTAGTGGTGAAACGCGTATTTCAATTAGCGGAAACGCTAAGCCAGAAGAGAAAGATTTTGAGAATGTAGTCAAAGAGCCACATCAGCTTTTCAACTACATTGGTATTTTTAATTCATAGGAGGGATTGTGAAGAAGTTTTTATCTACCAAAACATATACCCACGCAACGGGTCATAGTTGTGCATTTAGACAATGGAAGTCGACACACAGCCATTGTCGCTGGATTCATGGCTACTCGCTGCAATTCAAATTGACGTTTGGTTCAACTGGGCTAGACGAGAAGAATTGGGTAGTAGATTTTGGCGGCCTTAAAGAATTGAAAGCCTGGCTAGCAGATACGTTTGATCATACCCTTGTGATTGCAGAGGACGATCCTCAAAAAGAATTGATCATGAAGCTAGCAGACGTAGACGCTGCAGATGTACGCATTCTACCTGCTGTAGGCTGCGAACGATTTGCAGAGTTGATTTTTGATAAAGCATCTAGTATAATTGAGGCTCAGTATGGCGACCGTTGTTGGGTCGAAGAAGTAGAAGTACGAGAACATGAGAGCAACTCAGCTATTTGCAGGAGGGTGTAGTGCCTAATATTGATTACAGTAAAAAGATGCCAGGAACGATCTTCACGTATGATGAAGATTTCTATACAGATGACTTACCGGATCCACAGATTGATCCCGTGCTTCCTGGCGCACGGGTACCTCTTAAAAAGGTAGGTATTGCGCCTGTCGATCTTCCTGTACGTCTCCGCAGTCGTGAAGGAGGCGAGAAGCTACTACAGACCGAAGCAAGTTTGTACTGCTCTTTGGACGATCCGATGGCCAAAGGTCTTAACTTGTCTCGATTGTATTTGATTATGCACGAGAAGATCAAGGACAAGATGTCGCTTGATGGTATGGAAGGTGCTCTCAAAGAGCTTGCTGAGAAGCAAGGGTCTAAGAATGCATACTGCAAACTACGGTTCAAGTATCCAATGACTCAGAAGGCACTTCGTTCGAAAGATCTCGAAGGTCACATTGCATACAAGACAGAGCTTGAAGGACAGTATCGCGATGGTGAGTACAGATGGTTTCTAACGATCGATTACGTATACTCATCAACGTGTCCGTGTTCGTTTGAGCTTGCGCATGATGCTCGTGAGAAACGTCATGCAGCCGCTAATGCACACTCGCAACGTTCTATCCTTAAAGTGAAGGTAGCGTTCCCACGTGATGGAGATAACATTGTGTGGATTGAAGACTTAGTCGACTTGTGTCGTGCTAACATTGCTACAGAGGTGCAAGTGGTTGTCAAGCGTCGTGATGAGCAAGCGTTTGCTGAGCTCAACGGTGCAAACCTTCTGTTCTCTGAAGATGCTGTACGAATTGTCCATGAGGCTTTGGATCATTGGGTAGACAAAGGTAAGATTCTGGACTTCAGTATTGTTGCGTCTCACGAAGAGTCGCTACATCCTTGGAATGCAATTGCAGTTAGTGTTGGCGGTCACGGTATCCTATCATGATACCAATAGACGAACCTGTCCTCATTCGAGCTAAGAATAAGAAGAGTGTCGTTGAGGTTGAACGTTATCAACGTGACGACGACGAAATCCTAGTCAGCACTCTTTGGCGTAATGGTGAGTTCTCCATCACATGCACGAGTCTGAAAGAAGCACGATTCTTACAAGAGATGTTCAATCAAAAGGATCCTGTTGAAGTCAATCTTAACTACTTTGAAGATTGGGAGATGCTAGGAACCTTTGATGGAATTAGCGTTGACTTTTTAGGTGATTCAGAGGATATTACCGAAGCACAAGAACGAGAAGATGATTTTGCGTACTGGTCATGGCTAGAAGAAAATGGCTGGGAGCACATCGATACAGAATATTTTATTTACGGGGCTGTTGAGTATGTCAAGGAAGACTAGCGAGTGGACTGAAACTCTTGATGAGGCCTTTGGTGAATCAGGTACTAAAGGACGTCTTGGAGAAGAGTTTCTTTGCAAGGTCTTTGAGAGCTGGGGCTGGGAATATATTTGGCACCAGGATGACAAAAAGCTGCAAATGTCAGGTATCGATATCAGCTTCAAGAAACCAGAGTGGCGTAAGTTCTACACGTGTGACGTAAAGAACAACATGGATGATTTTGGATCTATCTACGTCCACGAGAATTGGTTGTTCTCAGGCAAGAGTGATAGAATCTTTCACGTCAATCCTGAGACGGGATGGATGTGTTGGTATAGTAGGGAAGATATGCAAGATTGGTATCTTGCAGAGAATAAATACATTAAACTAGTAGCCTCGAAGAGGCCAAGGTTTGTCACTTCAAGGAAATATAATGGCTAAAGCAAAAGAAAAGGCTGGGTTCAAACATGCGCACGTTCCAGTCAAGAAAGGTACTTCGCAGGGTACAGGTGGTAGAGGTAGAAAAATCTCTCTCAGCACGTCGACAATGAACAAATCAAAGAAGCGTTCCTTAAAACGGTATAGAGGTCAAGGACGATAATGGAGAAGAGTTTCATTTGGGTCACCTTCCAGAAGGAAGGCATTCATAAGTATCCTGCTGCACTAGAAGATCCAAAGCTGGCTGATGTCAGCTTTTTGGGTTATCCTCATAGACATATGTTCCACTTTAGGGTGGAGCTTGAGGTCTTTCATGACGATCGCGATGTAGAGTTTATTCTACTCAAGCGAGAGCTGGAAGGATTATATACGCAAGGAACATTGCAGTTAAACTATATGTCGTGTGAGATGATGGCTAGAGAATTAGCTAAATACATACAGGAATGCTATCCTAATCGTGCTTTGACTATTGAAGTATCAGAGGACGGTGAAAATGGTTGTCGACTATCATGGAGTTAATTAATGCAATCTTTCAGAGACTTTCACGAAGAGCAAGAGGTATCGCCTAATACAATCGTTGTTGTAAGCAATGATGCGGGCAACCAAATTGAAGTGAAGTCTGTTGGAGTGAATGCTACTTCATTTTTAAGACCTGGCAATACACTGACTGGCGATCAAGTTGAACAGCTCAAACGCAAGGGTTGGAAGGTCAGGTACGCGGACAATATGCCTGTAGATAATGGCGGTCCAAAGTCCTCAGGCAAAGCTGGCGAACCACAAAAAGACTAATTAAAAATTTTATTATGGAGATGTACTATGGAATTTTGTCATATCGGTCCGTGTTCTATGTTGAATGCGGTACTGTCTAATAATCGAACCTCATACCTCACACTAGCTCATATTATTGACGAAGGTAATCAAGACTACATTGATTTCTATCTTGGTGAACGAACAGAAGCTGAGCTGTCTGGCAAGCAATTTGTCAACATCATGGACAATAGTGCATTCGAGCTATACAAAGCTAACCTGCCTATGTTCCCCCCAGAAAAACTAGTAGACCTAGCAACCAAGATCAAAGCTACTCACATTGTACTTCCTGATCATCCTGGCATGCCATCGATGGTTGGTATCGATGATGCTAAACGTTATGCGCCTGTGTTTAAGGAAGCTGGATTCAAAACGTTCTTTGTTCCGCAAAGTGACATTGGTGACCTTGAGGATCTCATTACAGCATTTGCTTGGGCTGCGTCTAGTCCATTGATCGACTACATAGGTATCAGCATTCTTGCTGTCCCTAACGCATACAACTGCGAGAAAGATAATAAGCTACAAAGATTTCACTCAAGATGGAGATTCATGAATGAACTCTATGATCGCAACTTGCTACAACTCGCTAAACAGAATGGCAAGAAGATTCATTTCCTCGGAATGGTTGACGGTCCAAATGAGATTTCACTCGTTCGTGATTTTGATATTGACACTTGGGATTCTAGTGCTGCTATTTGGGCTGGGCTGAATGGTGTTCCATTCGACGGCTCTCCTACCGGTTTATTTAATGGTAAGTTCGAAAAGCATGTGGACTTTGACTTCGAAACAGATGATAATACGCTGATCAAACTTGCACAACAAAATGTCGATTATATTGATAAGCTAGTTGAACGTTACAATAGGACTTTACGATGAGCACAACAGAAAAGATTGATTTTAGATTCAATGAGGATAAGATTCTTCAACAGGTGTTTGATTACATCCAGACTACGTATGCTGGACACTATGTTGGAGAACTAGCTGGCAAAAAGAAAGAAGAGATTCAAACGATTGATGTGTGGCAGACTCTAGGTAGTCTCGATACCACATCTCGTGACACAGCGATCAAATACCTCATGAGATACGGTAAGAAAGAAGGGTTCAACAAGAAGGACTTGTTGAAGGCCATTCACTACATTATTTTGCTATGGTATGCAACCCAGGAGGAAGAATGAGTATGAGACACATTATGTCAGTAGGCGAAAACCTATTGACAGGTGTACAGGAAGATGACAGTCAACCCAACGCTGTCGATCTTCGTGTGCGTGATATCTTCAGGCTAAACGACGAAGAGTTTAGATTGATTGGAGATCAAAAGGTACATCGAGGTTCCGTCAAAATGGAAGTCGACGAGATGGGATGCTGGACGCTGCAACCTGGTGTATACGAAATCATTATGGAGAATATGATCTCCGTTCCTGCTGGCTATGCTGGTTGGGTGATTACACGATCGACATTGAACCGAAATGGTCTATTCATCACATCAGGTCTGTACGACAGTGGTTATAGTGGTGTGATGGCAGGAGCGCTTCATGTTAAGCATGGTCCTGCTGTGATTCAACGAGGATCGCGGGTCGGGCAATTTTTGATGTTTGAAGCAGAGACTCTGTCTATGTATGATGGCGATTATGGCGTAGGCAAACAACACGACAAGAAATACACCGGAGAATAATATGGAAATTAGTATCGCTATTGAAGAACTACGTAAACGGAGACTGTTTGTCGCGACGCCTATGTATGGTGGCCAGTGTGCTGGTATGTTCTGCAAGTCTACAAATGATCTTGCATCGCTTGCTATGCACTACAACATTCCTACGAAGTTCTATTATCTTTTCAACGAAAGTTTGATCACACGAGCTCGTAACTACTGTTGCGATGAGTTCTTACGTTCAGACTGCACTCATATGATCTTCATTGACAGCGACATCGCTTTCAACCCTAATGACGTGATCACAATGCTTGCAATGATGGATCATGAGGATCCTGAAAACGAGTATGACATTTTGTGCGGTCCATATCCTAAGAAGTGCATTTCGTGGGAGAAGATTAAGACCGCTGTCGATCAAGGGGTTGCTGATGAAGATCCTGAGGTTCTGAGTAAGTTCGTAGGCGACTACGTATTCAACCCAGCACAAGGTGGCAACCAAATCAAGCTGTCTGAACCAGCAGAGGTATTAGAAGGCGGTACGGGTTTCATGATGTTCACTAAACGAGCTCTCGAGAAATTCCGTGATGCATATCCTAATATGTCTTATCGTCCTGATCACGTTCGCACACAGCACTTCGATGGCAGCAGAGAGATTCATGCTTTCTTTGACGCCTTGATCGACGACAAGAATACTAATATGGTTCCAGAACTTCAGAAGTTCTTTGAAGAGAATCCAGAAGCAACGCCCGATCAGGTGATCGAGTTTGTTCAGGATGTCAAGAATGGTCTCGTACGTGAGCAGTACTCTAACCGCTATCTGTCAGAAGATTATATGTTCTGTCAGTGGGCACGTAGAGCAGGTATTAAAGTATGGTTGTGTCCTTGGATGGAGCTACAACATATGGGATCGTTCGTATTTGGTGGTTCGTTAAAGGATCTTGCATCGATCGGTGCAGCCGCCACAGCTGACCCTTCAAAGGTGTCAAAAAACAAAAATATGTGAGGTGAAAAATGTTAGAAGCGGTAACACTAACAGCAATGCTAACGTGGGGTACAGAGACTCTCGATACTCCACAATTCGGTGAGATAGAAGCAGACATTAATCAGCAAACGATTATGTTCGACTATGAAAACTACATTGTAGGGTTTCAGCAGCTTTCTATCAATCCAGAGGTTGCTAATAAAATGACGGAAGAGAATCTGTTGATTGGGTATCGTTGGAACCCATCGTTAGCAGCTCTATTTGGTGACAAGACTTGGGGAGTGGTGTTTGCATATCCTATCCTGAACGATGTCTATTTCAACGCATCATATTTTGATCGCGAGAAAGTAGATCGTGCAACGGTAGGCGTTGGATATCAGTTTACAGACAACATCTCTATGCAGGTCAATTATGGTTTGTCTGACTATGCAACTGGTGTCGATGGAAACTTCACCGCTGCAACTTTAGTTATTAAATATTAATCATTAAGGATACATTATGAAATTCAGTGAAAGTACGGTCAATGTCCTCAAGGCATTTTCTATTATCAACAAGAGCATCCAGCTACGTCCGGGTCAAACTATCAGTACTGTATCTCCGCAAAAGTCTATTATGGCTAAAGCGGAGATCGACGATACGATCCAGGCTGATGGATGCTTTTACGATCTCAACAGATTCCTGTCTGTGCTAACTCTTTTCGAAGAGCCGACGTTTACGTTCCAAGAAAAGTATGTTAACATTCGAGATAAGAAGAACTCAGTTAACTATACGTTCTCCGATCCTTCTCAGATCATTACACCTCCAGAAAAAGAGATTCAGTTGCCTTCTGTAGATGTTGTGTGTAACGTTAAGTGGGAAGATATCAACAATGCTATGAAAGCAGCGATCGTTCTAGGATTGCCTGAGATTGCATTCAAAAGCGACGGTTCTACTATCGAGCTGGCTGCGATGGATACTAAGAATCCTACAGCAGATGAGTTCGACGTTCAAGTTGGTACCAACGAGAGTCGTAAAGTGTTCAAAGCAATCTTCAAGATTGAAACACTCAAACTCATGAATCGCGATTACAAGGTAGAGTTGTCGTCGAAAGGAATTGCTAAGTTCACTTCTACCAATGAACATGGTCCTAGATTAACTTATTGGGTGGCGATGGAAGAAAAGTCAAACTTTGAAGACTGAGGTGTAATATGAACAGAGAAGATTTCTTATGGGTCGAAAAATATAGACCCAGAACAATCAGCGACTGTATCTTGCCTTCAGACCTCAAACAGACTTTTCAGACGTTTGTCGACCAAGGTAACATTCCTAACCTACTACTATCTGGTTCAGCTGGTGTAGGTAAGACTACTGTTGCAAAGGCCATGCTCGATATGATGGACAGCGATTATATCGTCGTCAATGGATCGTTGCATGGAAACATTGATACGCTACGCAATGATATTATGAACTTTGCTACGACTGTGTCGTTTAGTCAAGGTCGTAAGTATGTGATTTTAGATGAGGCTGACTATCTCAACCCACAGTCTACTCAGCCAGCTCTACGTAACTTTATGGAAGAGTTTAGTAAGAACTGTGGCTTCATTCTAACGTGCAACTTCAAGAACAGAATCATCGAGCCATTGCAGTCGAGATGTAGTGCTGTAGACTTCAAGTTTGCAAAGAAAGATTCACCTAAGCTAGCTGGTGAGTTCTTCCTACGGGTTAAGAACATTCTCAAGAACGAGAACATTCCGTACGAGGAGAAGGTGCTTGCGGAGGTCATTCAACGTCATTTCCCTGATTGGAGACGAGTGTTAAATGAACTGCAACGGTATAGCGCTTCAGGTGCAATTGACACGGGGATTCTAGCTAATACGACCGAAGAGTCGTTTGGTGTGTTGATTGGTCTGATGAAGGAAAAGAACTTCACAGGAATGAGAAAGTGGGTGGGTCAGAATGTAGACAACGATCCTGTATCGCTGATGAGACAGTTCTACGATACTGCATCGGATAAGATGAAACCTACTTCTATTCCACAGTTGGTTCTGCTAATAGCAGAGTACCAATACAAGGCTGCATTTGTTGCTGATCAGGAGGTAAACTTAGTTGCATTCTTGACACAAACAATGGCAGAGTGTGAATTTAAGTGAGTGGGGTATTTGACTTTGTTAATGCAATCAACTTTACTAAGAAGGATTTGATTGCCGAAGAACAAATGTCATCCAAGGACTATGTACCATTCGTAGTCAATCGTTCATTATCCTATTTCACGGATACGTTACTTTACGCAAATGAAATGAATATGTATCGAGATCTCGATAACGACCTACAATTTCGTTTCTTGCTAAATAGTATACGTCCAAAGAAAAGATTTTCCAAGTGGGCTAAAACAGAGAATACTGATGTATTAGATTTACTAACTCAATACTTCGAGTGTTCTTTGCCCAAAGCTAAAGAATATCTTACCCTGCTCACCGAAGAGCAATTGGACGCAATTCGTGAATGTGTAACTAAGGGTAAAGAACAATAATGAACATAATTGAATCCATGGTGCAGGTGACTCTAAAGG